ATAATAAATAAAATATTATGAGTTTAGATAAAGAAATATTCAATGGAAAGACTCTATCCGATCTTTTTAGCGAAATACACGACAATTCTACTAACACAAGAGTACAGGTAAAAGCCCTTATAGGTGAATTAAAGCCTTTAATAGAGAACATTGGAGATGCAACTCTTATTGTTCCTATGATTAAGGAATACATGGAGATAGGTGTAAAGAATGATGAAGCTTTAATTAAGTTAGCGACGGTAATTCAACGTATAGAGACAGCACAAGCTAAAGGCGAGGGCAGTGATATGTTTGACTTCTCAGAACTTCAAGATCTGTTAGAAGAGTCTGAGCAAGCTGCAGAAGATGTGGAAAGTGTAGAGAATACAGAAGATACTGAGGATGAGTAATAAAAAGAATCCTCAAGCAGGTAATAGTTCTACCGACTCTACTAATAACATTGGTCAAGAAACTTTCCTACAGGCTAGAGTTAAAGATATAATCTTAGACACCAGTCATGAAGAGGCTGAAAAATACGGGGGTGAAAACGCTATTGGAGTTATTAAATACGAAGTAGTAGGTAGAAATTACAATTATGATGATACCAAACAGCTACCCGCTGCGTTTCCTCTCAATAATACCGTAAGAGTTTTCCCTCTACTAAACGAAATAGTATTAATACAATCAGCACCAACAAAAGAAGTAAAAGAAGAGAGTTCTAAAAGGATTGCTGAAAAACAATACTATACTCAAATAGTAGGACTGTGGAATGCTCCTAATCATAATGCCTCACCGTCTAAAGATGACGATACTTTAGATTTAGGTGAAAATGTAGAAGAGTTAAAAGATATAAACCCGATGCAACCTTTTCCTGGTGATATATTAGTAGAAGGAAGACAGGGGCAGTCAATCAGAATGTCTGGGTATAAATCAGACAAAGGTATATTAACTGATGATTCAAATAATGGATTACCTTTAACAATTTTATCCAACGGTCAAGAAGATGTAGGAGACGGATTACAGCATATTATAGAAAACGTCAATGAAGATTATTCTTCTATCTATATGACATCTGATCATAGAGTTCCATTAGAGCAAGTTAGAGATAAGTATGAAGCTTTAGTAAACGCACCTATAAGATCAGATCAATACAAAGGTACTCAAGTAGTAGTAAATGCAGGTAGATTATTTTTTAACGCAAAAGAAGAGGATATAAATATGTCAACAGAAAACATATTTAGTGTTACTGCTAAAGAAGCAGGTATAGACGCAGAAACTTCTGTAGGATTAGATGCAGAAAAAATATACTTAGGAGGAAGAGCTAAAAAAGAACTACAACCTGTAATACTTGGGGACTCTCTAGAAGGTTGGTTAAATCAACTACTAGAAGAATTAAAAAGAGTAGCAAAAGCTATGCAAAAAGCCAAAACGGTAGATATGAAACCTATACCGGATCTAATCACAGAAGGATTTGTATTAGAATCAGTTACGGATAGTCTTATGTCTCAGATTAACCCTGGAGGAAAATCTATATTAAAATCAAGAAAAGTATTTACTGAATAATGCCACACGCTTTATTAAAAGATTTTAAAAGTAATTTAGTAACTTTCGTAGCATCACAAATGGGACGAATAGAAGCTGCTATTTACAGATACGCCAACGATAAGTTAAACGCAATAATAAACGAATTACTTAGAAAGTGTCCACCACCAGAGACTTTAAATAGAATTATAAAGCAAAAACAATCTATTGAAACTCTTGCTAACAGCTTTGACCAAAAGATACAGAAGTTTAACACAATACCTCAAACTTTAGAACCGGCTATAGGAGCAGGTAAAGTTATAGTAGAAATACTATCCCACCTGCCGTTACCGTCTACTATAGGTACACCACCAGGTCCAGCAGGAGGGGTAATAGTATCTGTACCTGTTGGGGTAATACAAGCTCAATCTAACCTACTTGTATTTACAAGAAAGATGGTGGAGGTACTTGAAGACGATGTAGTCTCAATTGGTAATGTACTATCCTCAACACAAGGTATATTTGACCCTTTAATAGACAGACTTAAACAATTAGACAGGTTAGTAGACCACTGCGTTAATAACCCAGACGCACCGGACGATCAGAGAGCCAGGGTAATAGATCCTAGGTTATTAGATCCTAACGATCTCTCTAATAGGAGTCTATTTGCTGGAAGCTTTAGAAGAAAACTAGATGATGGTGAAGAGCATACAACTACTCTCGAACAAGATGTGAACGAAGCATTTTTTGGAGCAGGTAGTAGTACTGGAGCAGGTAGTAGTACTGGAGCAGGTGGTAATACTGGAGCAGGTAGTAGCGGGGGTAGAGATAGAGGAATATGGGGAGTAGGAGTCGATTATTTTGTAGACGATATTGTTACATATAAAACCCTTAAGTATAGATGTAATACAGATCATACCTCAACAGCTGACGGCATAACAGGTCCACCTACTGTGGGGCAATACTGGAACAGGATCTTAAGTGACGGACAGGATAGCGGACAAACCGGATTAAGTAAAGAAGACAGAGAAAAAGTATATGATGGAACCGGATTAGGTATAAAAGAGGTAGCACAGAGTGAGCAATATACTACTGCCAGAAACACACTATATACTATAAAGATAGAAAATGACCCTAACTCACCATCTATAGCTCCAAGAAGAAGGGCTATAGCATTAGATAAAAGAGGAGTAATAGTCTTAAAAGGACCTTTTTCTTTCTCAAGCTCTGAAAAAATACTAAAAGATGAACTTAAATTTAGGATAGACAACCAACTTCCATAACTTAACTATTTATATATATGAAACTCGATCAATTAAGAAAAATCATACGAGAAGAAGTAAGAGCAGCAGTCAAGGAAGAGTTACAAGATGTACTCACCGAGGCAGTTAAAGTTGCTAGTGCTCCAAACAATCAATTTAAACCGATACCTAAAGGACAGGAGAAAAAATGGTCTGTAGGTAAGAGTGCAAGTTTAGATGAAATGTTAACAAACAGTAAACCTAAAGAGACTAATATAAAGTTTTCTAAGGATAAAAACATACAATCAATGTTAGAGATGACAAAACAGTCAATGACTAACGAAGATTACAAACAAGTATATGCAGGAGATTCAAGCATGGTTAAAAAACCTAACTTTGCCTCATCAGCTGCCTCTAATATGGGAATGACAGGAACACAACCAGGAATAGATATTTCTAAATTAGACTTTGTTAAAAAAGCAAAATCTGTTTTAGATGCTTCTTATGCAAAAGATAAACAAAAGTAAATAAATGGCTTTTAACGTAAAAAGAATAAACCCGTTAGATTTACAGCCAAGAAAAGCTGTAGGTATTGATCTGCCTTTTTCTGGTACAGCTGTATTTAATCCTACTTACGTTACAAAAGATGCATTAAAAGCTAATTTACTAAATTACTTCTTAACTAACAAAGGAGAGAGATACTTGAATCCTGGATTCGGTTCTAATATACGAAAACAGTTATTTGATAATATAACAGAAGAAAAACTATCAGAACTAGAAAATATAGTAGAAGAAGACCTAAGAGTATACTTTCCTAGAGTGGTACCAACACAAATTCAGCTTGCATCAGATCCAGATACTAACGCTATAGTATTCTTTTTAAAATACTCTATTGCTGATAGTAACATAGAAGATGAAATTTTAATTAACATAGAAGCATAATGGCAGAGAATAGAGACATAAAATATATTAATAAAGACTTTACAGATTTTAGAACTCAATTAATAGAGCATGCTAAAAACTATTTTCCTGATACCTACAACGACTTTTCAGTCAGTTCACCCGGGATGATGTTTATAGAAATGGCTTCCTATGTAGGTGACGTTCTGTCTTTTTATCAAGATACACAGCTACAAGAAACATTCCTTACACATGCTAAAGATCCAAAAAACTTATTTAACCTAGCCTACTCGATGGGGTATACTCCAAAAGTAACAGGAGTATCTGAAATAGAACTAACACTAGAACAGCTTATAGGAGTAGACGGTAGTTATAACCCAGACTGGTCTACTGCTGCTACTATAGACGCTAACGCAACATTTAAATCTACAGATGTAACACAAACAACTTTCTTCTTAGATAAGCCAGTAGACTTTACCTATTCAAGTTCTTTCGATGAAACAGAAGTAACTATTAATGATCTAGACGTAAGTGATAACCCATCACAATATAAGATTACTAAAAAAGCAAAAGCTTTTTCCTCTGAAATTAAAACAGAATCATTTTCTATTAGTTCAATTGAAAAATTTAAAACCATAACCATAACAGACACAAATATAGCGGGAATATTAGATATAACTGATGCAGATGGAAACGTATGGTATGAAGTGCCGTTTTTAGGACAAGACACAGTCTACTCTGATTCTAGCAATACAAATTCTGACTCTAATTTAGCTCCCTACGTACTTACAGTAAGAAAAGTACCCAGAAGGTTTGTAACTAGGTTCTTATCTAACGGTAACCTACAAGTGCAGTTTGGAGCTGGAACACTAGCAAGTGATGATTCAGAAATACTACCAGACGCAACTAACGTCGGTAATGCAACCAATCAAGGTATAAGTAGATTAACTTATGCTTATGATCCATCAAATTTTCTATACAGTAAAGCTTACGGTACAGCCCCTACATCTGACTTAACCGTAAGGTATTTAAAAGGAGGAGGAGTAAGTGCAAACGTACCAGCAAACACTGTTACTACAGTTGTTACTATATCCGGTAACAATACAGGTACGGTTACTGTCAATAATGAAAAACCTGCTGAAGGAGGTAGAGATGGAGACTCAGTAGATGAATTAAGAGAAAATGCTTTAAGATCATTTAATGAACAAGGTAGAGCAGTAACATTACAGGATTATACCGTTAGAGCATTAGCATTACCTGCAAGATACGGGAGTATATCAAAAGCATTTGCTACGCAGGATCAGCTAGTTAACTCTAATATAGATACAACATCATTAAAAGATAGCAATCCGCTTTCTGTTGCTTTGTATGTATTAGCATATGACAATAACGGGAAACTTACAACTGCTTCTAGCACTATGAAAGATAACCTTAAAACATACTTAAGTGATTTTATAATGCTAACTGATAGTGTAACTTTAAAAGATGCATTTATAGTTAACATAGGAGTAGAGTATGAAATAATTATGAGACCTAATTATATCAGTAGGGATGTACTGTTAGCATGTAATATAAAACTTCAAGGATATCTCAAAACTCAAAAAAGAAGCATTAATCAGTCGATAAATTTGTCTGATATTTACAGAGAGTTAGATAAAGTTACCGGAGTACAGACAGTACAGAAAGTAGAAATTACAAATAAAACAGGAGGAAGCTATTCACAATATGGGTACGACGTAAAAGGCGCTACTAGAGATAATATAGTATACCCTTCTTATGACCCATGTATATTTGAATTAAAGTACCCTAACGTAGACATAAAAGGAAGAATAACAACATTATAAAATGGCAGTATATAAATTATTTCCCGACAAAGACACATATATCTTCACTGAAGTACCTATAGCTAACGCCGGGTATGATGAAATGATAGAAATAGGAGGGTACCCTGTAGTAGAAGTAGGACAAGCATCTAGAATACTACTACACTTTAAAGACACTGAAATAGCTAATGTAGTAGACAATAAGATTGGTAGTACTAATTTTAGTGCTAGTATTAATATAAAACTAGCATCAGCTTATGAAACACCAGCATCACATTCAGTACACGCTTACCCTATATACGAATACTGGGACGGAGGAGTAGGAAAATACGGAGATGAACCTTATGACAAATCTGGATGTACTTGGAGATATGCAGGAGCTCAAAACTCTAATTCATGGACACTACCACATAACACCGTAACAATGCCTGTTAATATTACAGGATCATATAACTCTACACACCTAGGAGGAGGTAACTGGTACACAGGCTCTAACGGGTACGACCTACATAGCTCTCAATCTTTTGAGTTAAATGATAACATAGATTTAAATATAGATGTAACTAATGGAGTGCTTTTACACTATACAGGTTCAATTACAAACAATGGGTTTATTTTAAAGTTAGACGATGCATATGAATTTAATACAACATCCTCTATAAGACACAAATACTATAGTTCTGATACCAATACTATTTATCCTCCTACTCTAGATATAAAATGGGATGATAGCTCGTACGTAACAGGGAGTCTATCTATACTTGATACAACAGAAGCTGTAATCGACCTATCTAATAATAAAGGTAGCTACCCTGATTTAGATAAACAGAGATTTAGATTACTAGCTAGACCTAAATACCCTACACGAACATTCACAACAGGGTCTATATATAAAACTAATTACGCTTTACCTTCTGCATCATACTGGGGGTTACGAGATGAATTTACAGAGGAGATGGTAATACCGTTTGATAATGATTTTACAAAGATCTCCTGTGATAGTACGGGACCTTTCTTCGACCTTTATATGGATGGATTACAACCAGAAAGGTTCTATAGAATATTAATTAAGACCGAACTTGACGGAACAACAACAGTAGTTAATAATAACAGCACATTTAAGGTAATAAGAAATGGCTAACGTACAGATTAAAAAAACAGTTTATAAAAAAGATGACTTTAACAGAGCAGTTGATACAGAATTTTCTACGTTTATAGAACCAGAAGTAGAGGTTGATAATGATACTGTTGAAGAGTTATTTCGTCTTTATAATAAACTTTATTTCGAAATACCTACTGATAGTGACGTTAACTCACATAAATATTTAATTCAAGAAAGTTCTAAACTAGTTGAATTCACATCAGATTTAGAAGATATACAGCCCCTACTAGATGAGATTGCTCAACTTAGACAGCAGCTTTTAATTGCTAATCAAGAAATAATAGAAGTACAAACTGAAGCTATAGAGAATGCCGCAAATTAAGTATAATATAATACCTGTAGACCCTATTGGATTAGACAGAATATCTTCTGATGATTCTGCTATTATAGAGCAGTTTTCTATTAATAATCTTATAGATCTTAAAAAAGACAGTATAGA